GTGGAATCTTACTAACATTTTTAGTTCTCTATCTAGCAGTATGGGTCAAACAATGGCTAAAAGCAAAGCAAGAACGATTTAGTGATGTTATGAATGCAGGTGGTATTCTCACTAGCAACCCTCTTTCTGACATCCCCCGTGCATATGCTAGCGAATCAGAAATCAATTATAATAAGCCTGCTATCCCCAATGGCAACATTCCACCTTTCCAACCAGTCGCACAAGACCAAATTGCAGCTCTCACACCACAAATCCGCCCTGCCATTGCATGCAATCAAAACGATTCACTTTCCCAGGTAGGTCCTTTGAACCGTGATGGGTATGATTGCACTGGATGCCGTTATGATATGAAGGATTCTCCTCAAAATTTAACAAAGTGGGGTCAACCACTTGCCCGGTGCGGCACCTATGATGCTAGTAAAGTCAGCAAGATAGGTACGGTATTTTATCCATTAAATGCTTAAAATACTTAGATAGTTTTTATTTTGTATTTTAGATTTTTAATTTTAGATTTTTAATTTTAGAATTTTTTGAATTAATTAGATAAAAATTGAATTATGTAATGAATTATAAGAGTAAATATCAACAAAATTACTTCTAGCAATTAGAAAGTTTGAACCGCCAAAACATGAGTGCCATATACGGAATTCCGCCAGAAATACAAGAAGAGATGACAAACATTCCATGGCGACGACTAATGGAATCTATTCGCAATCGCCTATTGAACGATCTAAGCAAGATTGATAATATCATCATCTTGCCAATTTATTATAACCGAGTCAGGTGAAATCGTCTAGATGAATTTGCTATCACCTCTAGAACCATCAATTAACATGAACCTAAAATATTTAATTCTGGTATCCTTTAACCGAAACTGCTAAGTATTCTTAGCAGTCTCGTTCAAGGGATATTGGAATTGTATTTCTATTAGAAAATATTTTTTTTTCTAACAAAAATTGAATGTTATCTAAACCATTCAAAAAAAATTATATTACCTTTCTCTTTTGAAAGAATTTCCAAAACCAACCTGCTGCAAAAAGAAAGATTATGGCATCATTGAGCTTGCCACACGACATTTCAGATGTCATTACAGACCACTGCAATGTAGAAGCTATGAAGACTATCAAGACATGGCAGAATGAAAATTCTACGTTCTATTTCGAGCTTGACAATGTCATGCGCATTTGGAACATCCTCTTGCAACTACAACGCGAAAAGCATCCCAGAATCAACTACTGCAACATGGTTCAATGTGCTATTCACAACAGGTTATATGAAGATTTTCGCATTACACCAATAGATATTTCATATTTTGAACTGGAACCACATCCACCATCATGGCTACTTGCTCTAGCGGCACGGAATCGTGCAAAACGTGTTGTAACCTTGTAGAATTAGAATACCTGATGGAAACTATGAGATATCTACTAGTTCAAAATTATTTTTTATGTTTTCTGTTTCTTTTTTCTAATTATTTAGTAGCCTAGCTAGAAGCATTTAATACTATCAAAAATGTCTGCAATGATGGGAACATTACCACAATCTGGTACTGCACCAGCAAATATGACAGGTGGAAACGCAAGTATTCTAGCATTAGCAACTGCAGGTCTCAGTTCTAATAAATATGTTTTAGGTATAATGATATTACTTATTAACTTAGGTGCGCGATATATTGGTAATGAACTCAATGAATTTTCACATAAAGTATTAAACCACAAATTTGCACGGCGATTTCTCATCTTCTTAGTGATTTGGATGGGTTCCCGTGATATTATAGTATCTCTTGTTATTACTACGTGTTTCATCTTACTTTCTAATACTTTATTAAACGAACAGAGTGATTATTGCATATTGCCAATAGAAGCCCCTTCAATGGTTAGTAAGGAGGAATATGAAATAGCAAAAAAGATGGTTTCTAACTACGAAGCTAGCCATCCTGCAATGCCACCCGCACCTGGATTCCCAGGTGGTTCTAGTGGGTCTATTAATTCTAGCAGTTCTAGCAGTGGTAGTTCAATGGCGGCACATCAAAAAACACAACATAATTTAGTTGCTGCAAATATGCCTGTAGGGGATAATAAAGTTTCTAGCTAGATAGAATTAGTAAGTCGTATTGAGTAAAAATAAATGAAAAAATATAACATATAAAATAAATTTCTAGATTGTATTGCTAGTGCGAAATGGAATCTGTTGTTCGTAATGTTGTTGAGCCTTTTTTTGAAACTATTTTAAAAAAGCTTGCAGAATTAGATAAAAAGATTATTACACTAGATACAAAAATAACAAAATTAGAAAATGAAGTATTAGTATTAGGATGTAAAATTGATAACTATCCCGGAATTCATCATTCTAGAAATAGTATGATGGAAGAAGTTGATTAAAGATTTTTAGGAGTTAGTGTTTTATCAAATGGATTTTTATATTTATTTTTTTGGTTTATATGTTTTTATTTAATTAATTTAATATAAATATAAATTACCTAATGAATAGTAATAAAATGCCATCAAAAGTCAAACGTGTAATACCAGTAGAAAGAAGTTTTAGAGCCAATCCCAAATCACATCTTTGGAGTCCAATAAATACTATTAGCATAGATGAGGTTTGGAAATCATCAAAACAAAAAATATATTTAAGATGTCCTGATTGCAATCACGATTATTTAACAACACCAAATAATTTATTTAATAATCTAAATAATGGATGTGGTATATGTTCTGGGAACATTATTTGTTCTGATGAGATATGCAATTATTGTTTCAATAAATCATTTGCATCAAGTCCATATGCGCAATATTGGCATCTTAGCAAAAATGGAGATATAACACCTAGACAGGTTTTCAAAGGTTCTTGTAAAAAAAGGTATTGGTTTACTTGCAATGAGTGTAAACACGATTTTGAAGGCTTACCTAATAGTATATTATCAGACAATTGTTGGTGTCCGTATTGTAATTCAAATGGTATTTGTGATGATGATAATTGTAATATGTGTTTTAATAAATCTTTTGCATCTAATCCAAAAAGTGAATTTTGGAGTAAAAATAATAAGGTATCGCCTAGAATGGTTTCCAAAGCATCTGGTAGTAAATATAAATTTAATTGTAATGTTTGCCTTCATGAATTTGAGCAACGCTTAGATTGTGTAAGTAGTGGTGTATGGTGCAATTATTGTAAAGGTAGTAAATTATGTAATAAAGATTGTGAAATCTGTTATAAGAAATCATTTGCAAATACGGAAATGGCTAAATATTGGGGCGATAAAAATACAATATCACCACGAGATGCAAATATTAGTTCAGGTGAAACATATTGGTTTAAATGTTCTTGCGGGCACGAGTTTCAAAATAAATTAGATCATGCTAAGAAACGAAAAAAATGTAGATATTGTGCTATTCCATCTAATGTTCTTTGTGATGATGATAATTGTAAACAATGTTTTAATAAGTCATTTGCATCTTGTGATAAAAGTATATATTGGGATAATGAAAAAAATAAAACAATAAACCCTAGAAAAGTTTTTAAATCTAGCAATACTAAAAAATATTGGTTTATTTGTGAAAATCAACATAGTTTTAATATGACACCAGACTCAATTAATAATCATCGTTGGTGTTCATTATGTAGTAAAGGATTCAAAACAGAAAAGATTCTTTTTGAGTCACTAGAAAATATACTCCAAATTAAACGTGGTTTCAAAACTGAATGGTGTAAAAATAACAAAACGAAAAGATGTTTACCATTTGATTTTGTATTGGAAAATGAAAAAATAATTATTGAACTAGATGGCGCTCAGCATTTCAAACAAGTTAGAAATTGGCAGCCACCTGAAAAACAACAAGAAAATGATAAATATAAAATGAAAATGGCTTTGCAAAATGGATATTCTGTAATTAGATTATTACAGAATGACGTTTATAAGAAAAAATATGATTATAAAACTAAGTTAATTAAAACTATTAATACTATTAAAAATCAAGCACCGCAAATAGTATATATTTGTATGAATAATGAATATAATGTTTATAATGAATAATTTTTGTTTTTGATGTTTTTTAATTATTTAACTGCTTATGCTATCAATTAAAGCATCAATATCATCAGTTTGATTTATATTAGTTTGTCCGCGGGGTGGGGCATCCCGAGGATTTGAAAATGGGGGAGAAGCCATAGGATTATATTTAGGTGGTCCTTGACTCATTCCTGGCATATTTGCACCCATAAACTGCGCCATTCCTGGATTACCTTGACTCATAGTATTTAACGTGGCATTTTGAAACTGTCTCATTAGGTCGGGATTTTGTTGCATTACATTATTCATTAAGTTTGGCATCATAGACTTTGACATATTACTAGTAAGATGATACCAGAATGCAGATGAACCAACCATCATTGCAAGCTTTAGTTCTGGTGCCATATTTACTGAGTCCTTGTACTTCTCGTGGAGGTCTTCAAATATTGAATCATATTCTAATTTTGAAACATCTTCACTCAATTGTTCGCTCCATCCATCAATATGTAAATCAAAAGGATTATTGAATTTACCATTAAGAAATTCCAACATGCTAGCAAAAGAAATTAACATTCGACGTTGCATTTTAACAGAGTTATCCAGTTGCCGATGTTCTACTAGCCTCTTATATTCCAATTCCATTTCATCTAGGCTAGAAGACATAGAAAACGTCTTAGGAAGACGAACCCCCTTATCCCTCAGCCGTTCAAACTTACATAGCAAATCGAACTTCTTAGTCTGGATTTCTTCAAAGCTCAAACCAGCATTGCTAGAAACACCACCAGTATTGATATATCCAGTACCACCACCTATACTAGAACCACCATATCCACCACTCATACCAGAGCCCATATTAGTATTTATATTAGGTGTAGTAGTATTAGCAGATGTAGAACTGAATGACGGTAGACTAGGACCATTCATAGCCGGCTTAGGCTTAGCAATATCACCTAAATCCAGTGTGCTTAATTCCTTATCAAGATCAATATCTGTTATATTATCATTGAATAGGGAATTCTGTAATAGTTCGGTAGTTGCATCTACCTTTTCAGGAAAACCACCTGCATTTCCACCTAGATTAAAACCACTGCTTGATGCAGGACGAGGAGGAGTTGGACTAGGCGCTTGAGAACTGCCTCCTAGCTTGTTTACTTCTGTATCCGGTCGCATCTTTTTCTTATTCATAAGTAAATCTAATCCAAAATCAACTTCTTTATCCGAACTGAGCCCAGATGGCATTGGGTCATAATTACTACCAGCTACGGTGAGATTAGGTTTTGCGGTTGGTATATTACTACCACTACCAGAACTAGAACCATTGAATGATATGCTTTTAAAATCATTAGATGTTGTAACTGGATTAGTAGAGGGCTTAATATCAACACTTTTCAGGTCTAGGTCTTCTAGGTCTAAATCAAATGTATCCATCTAGAACAAAAAAAAAAATACTAATGCAATAACGAAGATACTAATAAGAAACCGTAAAGAAATACTTTATAATTTACGCAATTTTTTATATCATATTATATTAAGTTATCAAAATTATTTTTACATATTTCCAAAATGTCTTCTGGTAGTGCTATCAATCTTGCTAGTTCAGTTCTAGGTATGGGTGGTGCCCTAGGTGCACTTATTGGTATTAAGAACCAACCCAAGCCAAATGGGTTTGATAACACTTCTAGTGCTATTATTGCAGTTATTGTTATAATTGTAATTATTGCAATTATTTTCTGCATTTTAGGTGTAATCGCTACTTATCGGCTAACTGATAGTGTATTGCAAGCTGTTCTATATCTACTACTAGGTAATTTCTATTTAGTGTTGGCTTGGATTTACTATGGTATGTCCGGACATAAACTCGTTAAAATGTCCCGTGCCTAGAAGAACCTGTTTCAAATTCTAATGTTCTTTCTGCTATTAATTGTTTATTTTAACTTTATTTTTTTATTATTTTATTATTTTGTTATTATCGGATAAATAAATCTAATAAAATCTAATAAAAAAATTGATATTTATAATTATTTCAATTGAAAAAATAAATAGTAAAATGTCATTATCAAGTGAATTAATATCTGCAAGGCGTGAAGATGTGTTACAAGCATACAATTCCGCAAAGGCAACTAATCATAGATTGTTTCTAGAGGGTGATGTAAAAGCAACTGCCGAATATATCTTCCCAAACCAAATTGAAGATGCTTACAACATAGTAGATAAGTTCTATAAAAATAATCGTCGGGTTATAAGTATTCAAAAGAAAACAAAAGTAGGTGCGGATGGTCTTATGATAGAAATTGCAAAACTATTAACTACACATAGTGATGATGCTTTTGTGGTTAATCCTGCTAATATTAGAATTCTTACAGGTATGAGTAATGCTGGATTGGAAAAAGATATGATTGATAAAGCACCTAGTTGCTTCAAAAACAAAATATTTCATCACGGAAAACTATCAAGAGCCGAACTTTTGAATATTCGCAATGGCCTGCTGATTATCGATGAAATTGATACTGGTGATAAAGAATATCAAGTCTTACATAATACTTTGAAAGAAGCAGGTATACTAAATGTTAGGCATATGATAGATAATAATAACAGGTTCGTATTCATAAGCGCTACAATGATAAAAGAACTTTATGATCTTTACAGATGGGGTGAATTACATGAACTTTATAAAATGACTATTCCACATTCATATTTCGGTCATCAAGATTTATTGGCAAAAGGTTTGGTGCAAGAATTCTATCCACTAAATACTAATGAAAATGCAGAAAAATGGATTCAAGAGGATATTCTAACTAATTATGGAAATGATTATAGAGTTCATTTGGTTCGTGTAAATACCAAGATTGTTGGTGTAGTTCAAAATGCATGTATTCGTAAAGGTATTGATTTTAGAAATCATACATCAACCGACCGTCTAACAGAAGATGAAATTAATGAATTCTTTAAAGAACCATTAAACCAACATCTTGTTTTAGGTGTAAAGGGATTCTTTCGAAGAGCAAATCTAATTCCAAACCGTTGGAAACTGCGTATAGGTGCTACACATGAACTATATACAAACACTATAGACAATAATGTTCAAATACAAGGTCTAACAGGTCGTATGACTGGATATTGGCGTAGTGAAATTGAAGGAGGTCATAAAACCGGACCCCATCGAACTTCAATCAAAGCAATTGAAGAATATGAAAAGATATATCTTGACCCATTTGGAAATAACTCTTATCAGACTGCAGGTTTCAAGAAGAAGAAAGGTAAAATAAACTCTGAACCAACAATGCTTTCACCAATACATGTTCCCAATTTAGAACCAGTTGATTTACCTATTATCCGTCAAAAAGGTCAAAACCCTATTATTATATTTAATATTACCGATGAAGAAAAAAGCAAATTTAAAGATTCCAAAAGTATGCTTAATATACTTCGTAAATATAATGAAGAAGCATACAATAAATATAATACCTATAAAATACATTGCTGGAAAATAGATACACCTTCTAAACAAGAAAAGTATGGTCTAAATGCAATGTTAAAAGAAGGCGCATATTCATCAGAAACGAATATAAGAGATAAGACAAAAAATGAACTCATGATTTACTTATATGAAAACAAGTTGATTATCAGTGCATGGAGTGGTGAAGAAAATAAATAACTTTGCACTTGTTGACTTTTTCATTTGTTATCTTCTTTTTTCCATTTTTCCATTCCAACTATTCATCAATATCCATTTCATAAAGTTCTTCTTCTAGACTATCATTTTCTTCCACATCATTCTCAGTCTCCTCATCGGAATTATCTACATTAGCAGTAGCACCACCCCTCGCATTAGTATTAACCTTAGTTGTTGCCTTCTTAGCAGCTCTATTTAACTTAGCCAAGTTATCCCGTTCAAAATAATGTAAGGTCATTAGAAGAGAATCTGCTAAATCATCTTGCTTAGGATGACCTTTAAATAATTGTAGCCATTTAGCATTATCCTTAAGTAGGTACTCAACCATCAAGATTGACATTTTCTTATTCCTAGTATATCCATTCTTAACTTTTGATAACAAGCCACTGATTCTAGCCTGTTCCCCTGCAGGAAAGAATTTTATTAAATCTAATTTCTTACTAGCAGTATAGCATTGGATATATTTGCCACCCAATCCCGAAATACCCTTGGCCTGATTTCCTTCAAGAATCCTCATTAAATAATATGAATAAAGAAACATTTGCATACTTTTCATTGTAGGATTCTTCAACACTGGTTGATTCTCTAGCAGTATAACATCTGGATTGGTAATTATGGTTTTCATTTTATCCAGTTCTTGGAATAGTGCCATTCCTAGTTGATTAATATCTATCTTTCCTGCATTTTTAACATTGTTTATCTTCAAGAAATCTGCTTCCGTATGTTTATGTGTGCCTGCTCCTTCTTTGGAAGATTTAATTAACTCGGCTACGTGCTTCTTGCAATATCCCATGTATATGTGTTTTTTCAAAACATGGTTAGCTTTGCTAGTACATCCAGAAGGGTGATAACATTTACTAACTGGAACAGTAGGCATTCTGGAAATACCAGATTTCTTAAAATGGGATTTGCAGTAGCCACGGTATTCTCCACTAGGAGAAAGAGTTTCATGACAATATGATGCTACAGCACCACATGCCGGGGCATTTATTTTATCATTCTTGGGACAGGAACAAGTGAGTTTAGTAGCAAGGGAAGTCGCTTGACCTGCATCTGCTAAGTTATTAGTAATCTGCGAAAGAAGGGATATATCCGCCCAATTGGTTATTTGATATGTGGTATTATTGAAGGTTATATGATTTGAAGTGATAGGTGTGCTAGAAGTGCACTGTTCTAGAACGCAATATGCTAGGTTCTTAATACCAATATCCCAACCAATGGCGTGGGTGTGGTTGTTCTTGTTGTTATCTAGAGGCATAGTTAATTGACACTAGATAAAAGATACTAAATTAATAAAAATATGTTTACTTTTATGTATTTGAATATAATGAATATATTCCATAAAATGAATATACGAAAAAAAAGTAAAAAAATACAGTTGGATAAACACTAAATTATTTAGTGAGAGCTCGTTTGCGTTTAGTTAATTTGCTTGATTGGTTTGTAGATTTGATATTTTTTTTAGTGGTTTTATGGTTTGTGCTAAGATAATTAATACCACCACCTGCAGTTGATTTGGTAGATTTAGATATTTTTTGCAAATGTTTTAATGTATTTATAAATTCATTGTCTGATTCTGTTTCTTTATTTTGTTTTTTTAATTCTTCGTATCCGTCTAAGAATTCATCAATAGAGCTTTTAAATTTTACGACATCATGTTTCAGTATTTCTTGTATTTTTTTTTTATTTTTAGTTAAACATTTATATATAGTACATATTATGTTTTCATAATTTTGTTTTAGATATGGTATCATTAAATAATGTGAAACCATAACTGGAGAATATTTTGTATTATTAATACAAAATTTTTTATTATTTTCTGAAGCCGAAGGAAAAGAATCTGGTGTTTTGGATGGAATTACATACCATATCCAATCAGATTTTTTGTCACATTTTTGAATTTCTTGTAATGCAGTTTGAAATGGAGTTTTAGAATCTTTTCCTTGTCCTAATTGATATTTTATAAATTCAACTAAACGTGTTTTAATTTTGTCTCCCGTTTCAGTGATTTTGTTTTGGGTAAGATAATAATTTACATAATCAGTAATATCTTTTTCAGTTGAAGAACTTGTGGGTTCCTTGGGTGCAGGTTGTGTTGATGCAGATGCTGCAATTGATTTTACTGGATTTGGTTTTAGTGATGTTGCTACTGATTCTTCAGTATTAATTTTTTCAAATAATAATATATATGCCGTAGGATAATTCAAATTTTGTCCTACATTTAAAATTTCAGCACAATTGTTTTCTAACACGTTTGTATCATCTAATAAAAAGCATTTATCACTATTATATTTATATTTATAAAAAGTATAATGTGCTCTGTCCTTAGTATTACCTGAACGTGCTATATATCCAAGAAATTTATATTGATGTTCTTCAACTTTACCAAATTTTTTAGCAACATCTCTAGCACTTCCCTGAAAATCTTCTTTTACATTATATGAAATTCTTATTATTTCATTAATAGTATATTGCTTAGCTGCTGGTATGTATTTATCTGTTGGTTTATTATATTCAAATA